ATCGATGGTAACACTGTCCAACTATACGCAATCGTGTTATCAATATCTGATAGTAATTTTAACATCGAATAATCTGAAGAATTTACAAAACACTTTTCCTTTATTTTGTATCTTGTTAAAGTGTCGATGAATGATTGTGCATTGTTGCTATTGATACAATTGTTTTTAAGTTCGATTTGGCAGATTTGATTTGTTTTTCTGTGAAAATCAAGAGCTTCTTCAAGTGTTGGAATTCTGACATCTTTAAACCCTTTATCTCTCCATTTGTATCCAAAGTCGTAAGCCAACAGTTCCGC